ATCCCAGTCTTTCCCGTAGTCTTTCGTCGTGTCCTTGAGGTGTTGCTTCATTTGAACAACGGACATTTTCTTTTCGATGACATTTTTCGTTGCTTCTCGAATGAGGTCTTGCCGTGCTTCAATTGATTTGATTTGACCTTCGACAATTCCTTTTTGTTTAAGCAAATCATGATACGACTCATGGACGTGATTGATGTTGGTTTGGTTGAACTCTTCAATCCGGTTTTGTAATTCCTGAAGAACCTTGTTTCGATATCCGAGGACGGAATGATCGACAAACTTCGCCGTACGCTCATTAATGAAATCCAAGCTGTACTTGAGAGAGGTCTCATGAATTTTGGGGGGATTCTTGCCATTAAGGACGTAATAAAATTCCCTCTGTTTGTCTATTGAATGAAGAAACGTTCCGAAGACAGCACCTGCCGGAAGGATGTTTTTGAGACCGAGTTCTTCTACGGCCAATTCAGCTTCTTTCCCTGCTGCCTTACCCATCAGCATCCATTTCAATGCCAGCATGTATTTGTCCATGAGCGTTTTCGTGAACGAGAAGTCAAGTTCAACCCGTGGAATGCCAGTGAAGCCTCTGGTCTGACCTGCTCCTACGAGATTCAGTACGGTTTTCTTGTCGGATTTAGCCAGTTTTTCAGTTTTCAGTTGTTTGATAATGGCGTCAAGAAGATCGTCAGTTATCCTGTCGAATCCATCTTGAATCATTAAAAGCATTTCATCTAAAAACTTGTCATGCTTCTTGTACGGGGTGTCCTTTTTCAGGATTCTTTCTTCGACGACCTCGTTTTTTACGTCCTTCATTTGCTTTCTCTGCTCCTATTTCCTCGTCAGCGGCCACATCTCCACAATAGAACGTCCGCTCTAATTCGTCGATGTCTTCGGCAGTGAACGATCCGATTGCATAAATTGTATCGTCAATGTTGCCCTGATTAAGGTCGGCGAGGCATTCTTGTATTTCTTTTATTTCGTCTGTGTTTTTAAGCTGTGCCAATTTTTCTAAACCAGATTTCTCAGCTTTTTCAACTTGCGCAGGTGTGAGAGACAGGACTCTCGCAATTTCCTTTGTGGAATGAGGAGAAAAAATATCCTTATCACAATAAGAAAACCAACAATAATGCGAAAGAGCGTCGTTAATGTAATAAGGGCATCCCGGAAGTTCCGGTACCTCACGACGCCCATCTTGGATAAACTCAAGACGAAGGAGTGCTGACGGGCATGGCGCAGTTGGTAAATTTGAAAGTCGCCGTGGGCAGAGGTTAGTGAACCTGCTTTTGGTCGCCGTCTGTTTCGTCATTAGCCTTGGTCTCCGCCATTTCAGCTTTTTTCTTTTGAATCATGTCGAGGTATTTGGGATTTTGCGACAACAGGAAGACTAGGTGATCTTCCATGATGTCCACCCGTGCTTTCAGGGTTGCACATGCCGCAAGTACTTCTTCAATTTTCACGAGAAGCATATTAACGGGACTTTTTTCAATAAGGTCAATTTTTTCAGGCTTCACTTCATTCATCATGACTATTATCTCTCCTTGTTATTTCTGTAATTTCATTATCTAAGGAGAGAGGTAATAAGTCAAACCCGTTAATTTTTGATCTTGTCAACGATTTGTCCGAGTTTATTCTTTACGGTGTCGTACGCTTGCATTGGTGCAGCGACTGCCAGTGCAGGCGCAATTTTTGAATGATAAGCGTCATTCCCTACAATCTTTTTTTGAACAGTATTTTCAAGATTTGGGTACGAAAGATGTATCGTTCCGTCGTTTTCAATGTGCTTAATTTGGCCGTCTCCGAGAACTCCGTGTTCTGCAAGAAACGGTGCCATTTGTTTTACGACCATGGGAGATACGGATTTTAGTCCATAATGCTTCATCATTCCGTGAGCGAGTGCTGGTGCAGCCGCAGCCCATACAGGACGTTTTTCTTGAAGAACGTGTTGCATTGCTTTATCGACAGCTGCGGGATGTCCTGCGCTGCCAACAATTTTGAGCATTCCTGATTTTTGAGGACGGGTCGCAACAAAGCCGTGTTCGTTTCCGTAAAAAACCCAATTCCGAGCACGACCCTTGAAGAATCCTTCATTCCATGATTCTCCAGTGGACTTTTTGTACGATTTTGAAAACATGTCAAAAATTTGTTGCTGCTCATCGGGAGTAAAATCAGACCACGTCTTTTTCCAAGAAGGGGTCTGAGCGATTTCGGAAATCTTTTTGGCATTTGCAACTGCTTTTTGAAGTAATTCCAGTTCTTCTTTTACATTCATGACAAGTTAGCCCTCAGCCATCCTTCAAACAAACTCTCAACTGAAGATTTCTGTAGAGGTTCTCCAGCTCCTCCCTTGGCAGTACGCCTAAACACGTCACGCAGGCTTTCAGATTGCTGCATTGGCTCGTTTGTTTGCTGAGGCTGACCTTGTTGTTGGGGTTGACCTCCGCCCTGAGCTGCTTGCTCTGCCATCATTTGCGTCTGCTGTGCTTGCGCTGCCAGCTGAATTTGAGATTGCATTTGTTGTTGTTGCAGAGGCGTAACTTTCAATTGCTGGTAAACCTGATTCATGTTGCCGTCGATGATGAAGTCATAGGCGGGGTTGTTTTCGGCTTCGCTGTCATGCAAGAAGTACTTGCGGTATTCCCAATATTTCATATTTTTAACAATGAACTGATTGAAGTGCGGACAGAGCGGAGCATCGCCAGCAAAAGGGAAAGGATCGGTTCTGTCGGAATCTCCCCATAAAGAATTCATCGTTGCGGTTGTGTTGAGTTCATTCACGTTACGGGAAGTAACTTGATCTCGTGTGTCCTCGCCAACGCCAGTGTATCCAATCAGGAAAGTTTCTTTTCCTTCTTGGAACTGATCAAAAACAATACTATTGACGCCATCATAAATCACGTCAAGAAGCATGCGGAGACCAGTTTCTTCTCCGTAAATGATTTCGACTTGTTTGCCTGCTTGCGTCAGTCCGCCTTGACCAGAAAGCCCAAGGTGTCCGTATCCCATTTCAAAGGGCGAAATCTGGAATGACGAACAGAGAGCACGGACGATGTGTTCTTCAAGGTGCAAGAATTCCAAGTCTCGTGGTGACTGATTCAAGCCAATAAAGTTCGCCTTAATCGGGCCAGCAATAACAGGCGTAACGCTGGAGTTGTCTGTTCTGGTCACGAAGTTATGGAACTGCTGACGGAAGTCCTCCACGTCATCTTCAGAGAGCTGAGCGGACGGGCTTGTGCTTTCCAGCACAATCATGCCCTTGCTTGCCATGCCTTTAACGAACTGATTGCGCAGGTACGTCAGCGTTTGTTGGTGGACGTACACCATATAAACGGCAAGTTCGATAGGAGCGAGAGGGTATCCATTCAAATCAAAAAGAGCTTGGCTTTGGTAATTCCATACAACCAAATCCTGCTCGGTAAAGAAGTTGATATCTTGGCCGTCAACTCGCTGAACCCATGCAACAGGCCGCTCTTGGGGCTTTAGTTCGTTGTATGCCTTAACGTCCTCTTCGCTTTGAGGAGCGGTGTCTTGTCCTGCCTTAACATGTACAGGTTCCCCGTCAAGAACACGATAAATGGTCTCGACTGGCACAGGACGGAACATCACAACGTTTCCGGCATTGTTACGAATAATTTGAGTAGCGCAACGACCGAACGTCAAGAGGTTTCGTGATTGAGCTTGCAGATACTGATAAAAATTACAGTGCTTGTAGTCTGAGTCCGCATTGGCGTAAACAAGATTGAGAATTTCTTCATCTTTCACGCCGCAATTCATAACCCAATCAAGAATTGCCTTGGATTGCTCATCACGAATGCGAACTGCCTGTTCAAAAGCGTTGCGATCTGGAAATTCTTTTAAGGAAAGAGGTCGCAGTTCTTTGATGCGAGTGCCTTTGTCGAACTTCGACTCAGAAGGTCGTCCGATTGAAGTGACTTGCGCAACACGCTTGGAAATAATAGCGGAAATGTACGGGTCAACAATCGAAACTTCTTTAAGCTCGGAATCATTCAGTCTCTTGAAGCCTTTTACTTCAATTGACCCATAAGAAGCTTGATGAATTCGGGTTCCGAATACGACCTTCGTTCGCTTTGTTTTCTTAGTGTCCTCTGGGAACCTCTGAGCACTCACAGACTTCTTGATGCTCTCGACGAGGTTGTCCTGCGAATATCCTACTCCAGTATCGCTATCTTCGAAGTGAGTGGAGAATGTTTTATCAGCCTTCTTGTTTTTCAAGACTGATTTTTTTGTTTGTACTAAGGCTGACTTGTTTTTAGCCATGATTCATTACTCTCCAAGCGAGCCAGCGGACTGACAGCGCAATACGATCGGATTCAGGGTGTTGTTTGTTACGGTAATTTCGGTTGCTTTTAGGGTTGCAGTAAACTGTGATTTCTCTGCGTCCAAAGGGGAAGTTGTGATCACTGCTGGATTTCCGTCTACTCCTATTTCAAGTTCTCCGCTTGCAACAAGATGAACAAAACGGATGAAGTAATCGAAAATAGCAAGTCCTGTCGTTGTGTTCGTTACCGATTCAATGACTCCATATGGGTTAGCATATTCAACATAATTATCAGTAATGCGAAGAATCTTGAAGACGCCCTTGTTGTAATAGTTGAAATTACCGGCAATCTTGATGTAATCATCGACCTTTGGTGTTTCAATTGTTGGCCTTGCAAGTACTTTGAAGGCGGAATCAAACAGAGAGCCGAGTTCTACATCGGGTTCTTCCACCAAAAAACCCTCGTCATTTACAACAAACGAATCAGTGCCGACACTTTGAACGGTCAACAGCTTGTCGCAATTGTATTCAGTAAAACAGTTTGTGTAGTTATCGCTGTTTCGTTCAATCCAAAGCTGATCCCCAACCGTAATTTCAGAGGTACTGATTGGAGTTCCAGCAAGACTTCCGATCTTCAAAGAACGAGGTCCGACTCGTGTTACCGAAACGTGAGATGTTACGTCTACACCGATGTTTCTCTTTGTTCGGAAGGCATTCGCAATGGATGAAACGGAGAGTCTCATGACATCGACGTTGTCGATTGGCCGCACAAAAACACAAGCAGCCGTTGCAATACTTGGAGCAAGTGAGCGTCTCGTCGAGACGATGGTTTTAGTTTCGCCAACGGACACAACGGTTTCTGCCGACTTCACGTTAGATATTGTTACTTGCTGAAAGGTATCTGTGATGTCTGCGAGCCTAACCTTTGGATTTTCTACGTTAGTATCAGCATAAAGAAGAATGCCGGTTTCGAGATTCAGGAATGGCATGGTTGTCTCCGATTTTTGTGTTCGTTGGGTGCATCAGAGCCATTGTACCATCATCAGAACCTATAGAAAAACCCACCCTTTTTTCGGTTGTCATTGTTTTCCATATGAGCTTGAACGAGTTGAGCGGAAGGAAGCGGAGTTCCTAGCTGAACAGCAAAAGGGACGGTAAACCTATCATTGAAAACATTATGTAAACCGTGCTCTTTTGCGAAATGTTCTTCCATTTGCTTTTTTGCCAACGCAATTTGAGCTTCAATATTATTCACATCTCTCGCAGCGTCCTCGAAAAGATCGGCCATCGTAGCCTCTTTCTTTTGATGAGCACGCAGAGTTACGTTGGATTCTTCTATAAAAGTATCAAGCAAGTACCGCAATGAGTCGTTTGTGTGCGTATAACTTTCAGGGTCGAACTTGTCGAAATCGTACCCTGTTGGGGTACGAAGATGGCACCAATTCTGCATTTCTTCGACGAGACACGAGTTTATCTTGTCGTCAAGAATACAGAAATTCACAGTCTGAGTGGAGACGTTCCACAAGAGGCTGCGCACGAAGCTTACTCCGGTCTCGATGCGCTGCGGCTTGGTGTCTCTGGAGACGTACCCTAATTTCGCAAAATAAGTTGGACACGCACCGTCAGCCATATCAGGACAAATCAAGTCTGGAGTGAAGATTTTCCCGTAGGTGTTGCAAATGTAAGTCGCCCAGTCTTGATTCGAGTATCCTGCCTTCATTTCAGCATGGAGGACAAAGGCTCTAACGTTTTTCTTATCGAACCCACAAATGACGACTGAGGCAGGATCGGTATAACCCCAGTCAACTCCCCAATGGATTTTCCACCCCTTTTTGACCATGAGCTTGTAGAGGTCTCGTTTTGTCGGGACAACGAGTTTCATTGACGGCAGATCGCCTTCTTCCAAGACTTTCTTGTAAGCTTCTTCAGTCAGCTTCATAGGGTTGAATGGAACCCCATCAGAAATCCATTTGTAAGCCTCTACAGCACCCTTGAGGTGCAGAGTGGTAGAGAATGTAGGGTAAACAAGTCCCGTGCTCTCAGGCTTCCAATTTAGAATCTGAGCGATGATTTTCTTGGGGTCTTTAACGTCACGAACACGACCAGCAACGAACTTTGGTGTTCGGAGAGATGGGGAGTTGCCGGTCTGTTTCGTTGCACGAGTCTGACAGACCACAAACGCACCGCAGCTTCGACAGCCAGCAAAAGCGTTCACCTCGATGTAATTACTTGCTCCCGCCTCAATGTCAGCATTGTCGGCACCCCAAAGAACTTCGAGAGTGTCTCTGTGAATTAAGGCTCGAATCCTTGGCTCGCTCGGCCTATGGACTTCTTCCGGGCATCGTGCCATGCCATCGCAGAGACTCCATTTGTGGAGTTTAATGTCTCCGTCCCCTTTGGGATTTTCGGCTTCATCAATAAGGCTTTGTAGTGGGCCGCCTGCGAACTTACGAGAAGAAAGGTAAATAGAAATTGGGTCAAACCCCTCTCGCATAGTCGGGTCAGCAATGTTCGCCGCTTCGGAAAGGATGTCAGGATCGATAAGCTCGACTTCGTCGTTTATCAGGCAATTGTGAGCTAAAACTCCGTCAGCGAAGAAATTATGATTGTCTTTAACTTGAATATCATAAACCCACCGTTCTCGTTTTACAGGATCGGCGCACCTTGATTCTATTGAAACAATTTCGTCTATTAAAACAGTTTTGACGTATTTTTTTACCTTACATATAGGATCGTTGCAGACATTTTTTGTCGTATCAAATGATTTTATTTGTCCACAAAAAGCACACGGTCTAGTCGGTCTTTTGTCTTTATGTCTATAGGATTCGTGAATGTATTTAAGTAGGTGTTCGTATTTATCTCCGTGCTCTCGTGGCCATCTCAAGTTCATGTGTACATATTGCTTCCCTTTTCTTTGATAGGGCAGCACTATGGCACAATCAAAACCAACAAGATCGTTAATTTTACGAGCAAGAATTTCGTTTTCTTCCAATGTAAACGATTCAGTGCTCAAAACACGAAAGGCGTGTGAGTCGTCCATGAGGAGTATTGCTAATTTTCCCCACGTCATCTTAAGGTCGTTAGGGATTTTCTTTTTTCCGGTTTCGTCGTACCAGCGAAGGCGATATTTCAACAGTTTCTCGCTCATGCCGGTCTGCAACTGAAGCTGAGGGGTTCCAGTGTACCCACTGTAAACTGATTTATTTATACGAGCGGAATAACCAAAATGATGTAATTTTTCTACAAAGAAATCTAGCCAGCATTCAGCACTCAACGACTTGGTGATTGTCAATGTAGCGTTTCCGGCATATTCCTTCTTCTTATTTTTTCTACGAAAAACACATCCGTCTCCCAGCAGTGTGCCTTCTATTAAATCTTCTTCAGAAAACAATTCTGGGTTGAATTTTTGGTTAGTGTCAATAACAGGAATTTCTTTATAG